ACCGTCCAGGTCTGGCCGCGCAGGACAAGCGGGTAGACGCCGCCAGGGCTCGCTGCCCGCAAGGCCAGCGCCTCGATCTGTGCCCGGGTCAGCCAGCCGGCATCCGGTTCGGACTCCAGAGTGATCGGCAAGCCAGCGCGCAATTCGCCGTAAAACACCACCACCGAACCATCGAGGGTGCGGCGCACGGTCTGGGCCACGCGGGCGATGGCGAATTCATCGGACCATAGGAGTCCTGCCGGCAAGGCAATGCCGTCCAAAGTAATCATGGCGAATGTCCTCGGCTGCCTGGGCAGCTACTGGAAGGTAGTGGCGATGTGGTACAGGAACTTGGTGCTGACCGAACTCAGTGAAGACAGACTCGACACTTCGGTAAATTCACCGTTTTCGCCAAGGAGGTAGTCGCCGACCTCGAAGCCGCCGTTGTCCAGAAAGCTGCCGAAGCGCACCGACGGATGAATGACGATGTTGCGGTAGTTCGACCAGTTGCCGGCGTTGTTGGCGATCACGGTCTGGAACGCGTTGCGCATCGCCGTCTGGTCGATCATCGTGCCGCCACGTGTATAGAAGCGGTCGATCCACAGCACGTTGTGCCATGCGCCCGTGGTTGGGTGCGGCACGAACCAGCGGATATCGTCACCATCCATCACGCAGTATTCGGTGACGCCCAGCAGAGCCGCAACCTGCTGCATCATGACCCGGGTCAGCGAGATCGTGATTTCACTCACTGGCACCCAGACATTCTGTGAGCCATTCCAGATCAGTTGCTCGCCGTTGATCTTGATCGGTGCCGACAGGCTGCCCCATCCCGAGTATCCGGGCCACGGTCGCTTGTGCCAGGGGTTCGACCAGTCGTACATATCGGTGTTGTAACCCGTGAAGAAATAGGTGGCCGGATCGATAGGCGTCTGGTAACTCGGCTTCGTGATTGACCGGGTGATCGATGCCAATGCATTCGCCGACAGGTTGTACTGACTCAGTACAAACTCGTAGTCGTAGCGTCCATCAGTGGCGAACTTCTTGACCGCCCCCCATTCCGGTTCGTATTGCGGTCCCCAACTGGCCAGATCCCAATACCAGCGCTGCGTCGCTTTCTTGCTCGGCAAATTGGCCGGCGTGGTTTCTGGAGCCGTAGGCGCCGTCAGGAACAGGCTGAAGGAAATATTGCACTGGCCGTTGTACATGCTGATGTAACTGCTGCCCCAGTTACCGTTCCAGCCGTAGTACGTGCCCAGGGGATGCAAGGGATAGGCATTCCAGTTCGCCATCCCGGAAATCGATACGGCACCCGCCAGAAACTTCACTTCACCGGGTTCCAGATGGACCCAGCATTGCCAGCCGGAGGCCTGGACGACGACACCGATGGCGAAGTCGTGGTTGTTACCGACCTTCAGCACACAGCGGAAGGTCGTGATGTTCTTCATGTCGAACACCGCATCGAAGACGATGCCATTGGTGAGTATCGGGCTGCGCGTGTAGGTGTATTCGAACGGCGGGATGATGCCGTCGGTCATGCCCGGCGTGTAGGTAGTCAGGGAGGGCATATGCGAGAGCCAGAGCGACTTCCACGACATGCGTGTGTCGCCGCTGAGACCGAGCGCATTGCTGGTCACCTGACGCGAGTAGGTCTGATAGCCATACGCCAGGAGGATGTAGCGCATCCGGTAGGTGCCGGTCGTCGGCAGCCCAATGGCACCCGGATCCAGCGTGTTGATCCAGTAAAACCAATCGACGTTGTAATGCCGGATGACACCGTTCGCATCCGGCGACATGTTCTCCCAACCGCTACCATTGGGCCACCAGCCGTAGCCCGGCATGTACCCCGGCGCATAGTTGCCATGCACGCTGGTACTGTAGATCTGGCCCGACTCGACATGCAGCACTTCGATGGCCGCTGCGATGTTGAAGTAGCCACCGCCTTTCGAGACCTCGTACCGAAGCACCTGATTCGGATCGACGCGATTGGCCAGTGCCGGTGGAATCGGCCGTTGCTGGAAGCGCACCCAAAGATCGGCCAGTTTGTCGATCACCAGATGCAGACCACCCAGGAACTCATAGCCGTTGCCACCGGTAAAGCGCAGGGTGCGCTCGTAGTGGATGAAGTACGGATCGCCTGTCGGCAGGGGATTCGGCTGATCACGCCATTCCCAGCGAAAGTTGCCACCCCCGGGGCCGTGAATCACGTAACCGAAGTCGATCGGCTCCATGAAGAGTTCGAGCGGCACCAGGGGTGGCGTACCGCCCCCTGAACTGCCGCCGCCCGTGCCACCCCCACCCGAACCACCCCCTGTGCCGCCAGTGCAGGCATATGGATCGTTGTTGTTGCCGCCAGAACCGCTATTCGGATTGAACGGGACGTTCAAACGAGCGGCAAGGCCAGTGTTTCCACTCGCATCGGAATAGCCCAGTGCGCCGCCCTTCAGACGTGACGCCACACGGAGGCTAAGACCGGGCGTATTGGCGTCAGTGACATAGCGTCGGGCCTCACAACTGCTAACGGATTGGCTGATCGCATTGTTGAGTTCGGCGGTGACCTGGTCGTAATAGCGCCGGGCCAGCGGACTATGGGCCGGCATCGGCTGCATCCACCAGTAGTAGTTGCCGAACAGCCAGTAGTAGTCGGTGCTTGGCCAGTCATAGATCCACCAGTCGCAAGGACGCTGGCGATGCACTTCATCTTGCGCATCTGCCCAGGTACAGACGAAATAACTGAGTTTGACGGGTTGCTGCATCACGCCCCCCGCGACAGTTCGCGCAGGGCCTGCGCCAGTTGCATCGCGGTCTGACGCGAGGACTGCACGGTATGCGCCTTGCCGCTGACGTTGAAACGCAGATCGATCACATCTCGGGTCGGCGCCCCCGAATCGCCGGCCATCATGGCGACCTGACTAACTGTATTGCCCACCGCACCGCCAGCAGCAAAGCGTGCCACGTTGGGAATGGCGGGCAGGAAGCCTGCATTGAGCGCAGCGAAGAATCCCTCGCCGAACTTGCGCACACTGGCAGCACGGATGACGAATTCACCATGCGAGAGCAAGGCCGGTACCGAGTCGGAGGTCTCCGTGCCCGGTCCGGTAATGCGTCCCGCCATGCGACGGAATCCTGCGGCCATGTTTGAAATGGCCTGACCACCTTCGGCCAGTTTCTGAATCAGGCCACCCTGGGCATTGGTATAGACCTTGGTGACATAGATCGTGTGGTTGCTCGACGTCGGCCGCAGCAGTTCCGATACTGCTGCCCGGTACTGATTCAGATCCGGCTGGACGGTGTGCGTGGCCGAGGTCGGCGCCGACAAGACCGTCTTGGCATCCTGCGCAAACGAAGCGAGTTGCTGGCGGGGTTGATCGAAGGACACGGTAGCCGGAATGTCGACCTTGGCGCTTGCCAGCGTGCTCTTGAGCTGATCGATGTCGGCGATTGCCTTGCTGGTGTCCGCTTCGACCTTGGCCAGCAGTTCCAGATTGTCGGCATCGGACTTGAGCTTTTCCAGTGAGGACTGTGCTTCCTTGGTATCGGCCTGAATCTTGGCCACCAGTTCCAGTGCCTCGGTCAGCGCCTTGATTTTCTCGATGCCGGTCCTGGCGGCTTCAATGTCGACGTCGAGTTTGAGTTTGTCCTGTGCGAGCAGTTGCTGGCGCAGTTTGTCGAGTTCATCGGACACAGACGCCAGCGCACGCTTGGCTTCGTCAGCCCCCTGTCCGGCAGCCGTGGCGGCTTGTTTGTGCGCATCGCCCAGACCTTTGAGCGCCGCATCGGCAATGCCCGCCGCTTCTTTGATCTCGCCGATGGCAGTAGCGGCAGCCTGACCTTCCGACACCACGGTCTGAGTCACCGTCTTGCCGTTTTGCTCGACCTGCTTGGTCACGGCGGAGGCGGTGCGTTCGGCCAAGGAGATCGCTTCCTCGGCGAGTTTCTTGGCCTGGTCGTAGTTGCCGGCCGCGAGCGCAGCCCGGGCTTGTGCCTGCTTCTCGTCGATCTGGCGCAGCCGGTCCTGGTAGGCCGCGTACTCGTCCATGCCCTTGCGGGACAGTTCGCGAATACGGTCCTCAACCGACATGCGCAGGTTGAGCCGGGCTTCATCGGCTGCCTTGGCCGCCTGTAGATGGCGCTGCTCCTCGGCAATCAGCCGGTCGACGGTGGCGCGGTAGGCCGACTCCAACTGACTGTAGATGGCAATGCGAGCTTCGACTGCTTGCCGCTCAATCGCCTGCACATCCTGGCCGGCGGCACGGGCCAGCGCCACGGCCTGCCCATAGGTGGCCTTCCAGGCCGACTCCATCTGCTTCGCACCCGCCTCGACGGCCGCGAGCTTTTCGCGCTCGGCGGTGAGGAGATTCTGCGCGGACTCGCGAATCGCCGCCGACTCGGAGCGAGCCGCATTCTGCGCCGCCGCTTCCTGCCGCTTGTAGTTCGCTTCGATGTCGGCAACACGGGCATCCCAGATGGCCTTGATGTCAGCAGCGACCTGTTTGTAGCTGGCCGAGAGTTGCTTGACGGTCTCGGCGGCCTTCTTGGTTTCGGCATCGAGTGCCTGCCGGATTGCTTCGCCAGCCTGAGTAGCCGCACCTTGTATCGCACGCAGTGCATCGGCGGTGGCCGGCAGTGCCGACTTCAGGCGTTCGGCGGCCTGCGCGGCCAGCATCATCTGGGTCTTGACGCTCAAGGTGCCGGTATTGGCCAGTTCCTCCATTGCCGCCGTCAGCTGCTGCAACTGCTGACGTTGCCGATTCAGATCGTCGATGGCCTTGTTGGTCGCCCGGATGTCCTCGACCATCTTGACGATGCCCCGGCCCATCTCCCAGACGGCGACAGCGGCGAGCACCGGCAGGAAGCGCATCAGCACGGTTTTAAGGGCCGTCACCGCGCCACCCAGTGCCGCGACCGCTGCCACACCGCGCACGGCCAGCACCGTGACGATCACTTCACCCAGCACGCGCAGCACGGTCATGATTTCTTCGCCATGGCTGGCGATCTTCACCAGGCCATCGGCCAGAGACTGCAAGGCCGGCAATGCGGCCTCGGCCACCTTCATGGCGATGGCCGACAGGGCTTGCTTGACGGTATCGAGCGTGTCGTTGAACTTCTCGGCAGCCTTGGCGGTGTCGCCGCTGATCTCGAGGCCGAGTTCCTTGAACTTCTGCTTGAGTTCTTCGATGCCGGCCCGCCCCTGGTTGAGGAACGGTATCAGTTCGACACCACTCTTGCCAAAGAGCTTCACTGCCAGCGCCGATTTCTCCGCGCCATCGGGCATGGCGGCAAAGGCATCGGCCAGATCGAGCAGCACATCTTCGGTCGGACGCAGTTGTCCAGCAGCATCCTTGACCGAAACGCCGAGCCGGCTGAAGACTTCGATCTGTTCCTTGGAGCCACCGGCCGCCTCGACCATCGCGGTCGCCAATTTCTGCATGCCCTTTGCCAGACTCTCCAGCGACACGCCCGATTGTTCAGCGATGGGTTTCAGCAGGGACAGCGATTCGACCGAGATGCCGGTCTTTTGCGACAGCTTGGAAAGGTTGTCGGCGGTATCCAGTGCCGCCTTGCCAGCGGCGACCAGGGCACCGAGCGACAGCGCCGCACCGAGTCCGGCTAGCACGCCATTGACCTTAGTGGCGGCAGACGAGAGCCCCTCGAGGTTGGCCTTGACCTGGGCGAGCGCCGACCGGGTCTGGTCGACGGCAGTAATCAGGATCTGGGCGCGGTCAGAGGCCATGGGTGTTCAGTTGCTGCAGGATGGAAGTCGTTAATTTCGGTAGTTGTGAACGAACAATGCCGGGCAGATCCAGCCGGCCACGCAAGGTGACCGTCGGGACCAGCACAGCAATGGGAATCTCCTGGTCACGCTTGATGGACTTGGCACCGGACCGGCCACGCTCGGCGCGTTTGAAGCGACGCAGTTCGGCGGCGTTCTCCTTGATCGCTTCCGCCATCAGGATCACCTTGCCGTTCTTCTGAATGAAGAAGGCGTTGCCGGTGCGCATCAGGCCATCGATGACGCGACGGAACGCCTTGCGCCCCAGACGCTGGTGCTCGGGCAGCAAGGGGATCAGCATCCGGCCACCAATGGTTCCGCCCCGCATATGGATGCCGAGCCAGGGAATCTTCGAGCCAATCAGCAGTGCCGGAAATTTCTCCGGGCTGCCGGCATACAACTTATGCCGCATCGACCTCACGAAGCCAGCCTTCCTGACCTTGAACGCGGAATGCATTCGCGCCTGTACGGTCTGCGCGATCTCCTTGCCGGCCGACTTCATGCCGGCTTCCACCGCCTTGCGGATCGCCCGTCGCTTCTCGGGGATCCAGCTATCGAGCCGCTTCGGATCGAGCAATCCCGAGGTGGTCAGCGAAAGCTTCATGGGTTGATTTCCTTGAGCAAGGCCTTGATCTCGGCACTACCGCCGTGGGTGGCCGTCACCAGCAAAGCAAAGTGGGCCGCGAGTTGGACGCGCTCGGCCCGATCTGCGGCAGCGAGGAAGGCGCTGACCTGAGCCAGCGTGTAGTTCAGGAGGTCGGCGTAGTGATGTCCGGCCCCGAGGAGCCGGCTGATGGCATCGCCCCAGGGATCACGGTCGCTCCCAGTTGTCCCATGTGCTGACTCACGCGCGTAATCTCGGGCACCACGCGCTGGATAAAAAAATCGGCGTTGGCCCCGAAGATTGCTTCGGCCAGACTAATCGCGTCGTCCAGTGCCAGCGCGGCCACCCAGTCGGGCGGACGCCTGCAGGCAATGGCCAATGCCAGGATGACGGATTCGCCATCCTCGGAGAGCAAACGCAACCAGTCCGGATCAGACGTGACTTTGCTGGCGATCGAACGCACCGCCCGGGCGAAGGCCGGCAGTTCGCCGACCTTGAGCGGGCTGATTTCCAGTGTTTCGCCGCCGATGACCAGCGGCTCGGGGACAGGCGGCAGCGCCGCGAGAGTGTTTTGCGTCATGGTAATCACCCAAGCTGGACGATGCGCCCGAACTGGCCGAGCACTGCGTCGTAGGGTTTGGAAGCGTCAGCCAGCAGGGAGCCTTCCATCTCGAACTTGTTGAGGTCGTTCGAAATGATGTCGAACTTCTTCAGGGGGTCGAAGGCGACGCGGTACAACTCGATCAACACCTTGGCATTGCTGGCCGCCGTATTGACGCCTTCAAGACGCAGGAAGCGTTCCGGCAATGGCTGCGTGAAGATGCCGATCTCAGTGACTGCACCGTAGGTGTAGCTGGCCTTGAAGGGAGCGGTCAGCCCAGTGGTGTCGAGGAACTGGATCGCTCCGAAATCCACGTCCGCCGTGTAGTGCGTACCCAGCGTCAGGGTAGCCGGCGTGCCGGCTGAATCGACAACAGACAAGGCCGAGACCTTGGGATGGGCTAGGAAGTAACGGTCGCCGACAACGGGAGTGGCACCGCCGATCGATTCGTTGGTGACGCTGCCGCCGGTACCGGTTTCGTAGTTGCCGTAGAGGGCCAGGGCGAGGTTTTCTTTGGTGAATTCCTCGATGGTCAGTGCAACGGTGGCGGACTTCTGTTTCACCAGGCGCAGATCGACGGCGCGCTGACCGGTCTGGCTCTCGTAGTGCTCGATCACGTCGGTCTTGAGGGACAGCGACAGATCGGCCACGTTGCCTGGCGTGCGGACATTGATCGGCTCGCCATTGACGTTGCGTTCGCCGAGATAGACCCGGCCTTGGAAGGATGCGTAGTAGGACATGAGGGATTACTCCTTGGTGGTCTTGGCGATACGGGTTGTGTTTGGTTTCTGGGGCTCCACCGGGTCGGCGACGGGTAGCGGGTCGCTGCTGGCCGGGGTGCCGATATCGCGCTCGGTGAGCCAGCGCGCGGTGTGGTCATCCACGTCGATGACATGGCCGGGGGGATAGGCCACGCCACCATGGGTGTGGGTGACCTTGAGTCGTAGCTTGGGCATGGTCAGCCTCCTTGAGAAATGTCGGAAACGAGGGTTCGGTAGGTGATGCGGTAAATGGCCGGGATGGCGATCGCTTCCACGTCGGCGTCTTCGACCTGGTAGTCCGCTTCCATCTCAGCGAGACTCAGGGCAAGCCCGCCGAGCGCAGCGTCGGCCATCAACGCGAGGTGGGCACGGCACAACAGATCGTCAGCGACGGCAAAGCCATCGGTCGGGTCGCGGGCATGCCCGATGCACTGAAGCATCAGTTCGTGCTCCATCCGGTCATTGCTGCGGCGCGCTGGCGTGTCCGACATGACTGTGAGAATCAATGCCGGCGTCCTTTCGCGGGGAATGGCCGCTGTGGGTTGGCGTAGCACGTTGGTGGGCGCGACGGCTGCCTGAAGGCGTGCCATGACCTCGCGAATGATCTGTTCGCGTCTGGATTGCGGCATGGGGGCTCCGATAAAATGCGCGGCTGCATACGAGGGACATCGTGGTCACCGCAACCAAAACCAAAAAACATCGCAGCAGCCAGTCAACGCCCGACCACTACGTCCTGCGCGTTGAACTGATGGGCATCCAGCCCGCCATCTGGCGGAGACTCCATCTGGACGGCCGCACACGGCTCAATGTGCTGCATCACATCCTGCAGGCCGCCATGGGCTGGTCCGACTCCCATCTGCACAAGTTCGAAATTCGCGGCAAGCATTACGGCGTGCCCGATCCCGAGTTCACCGATCCCGGATGGGAAGTGCTCGACGAGAAAAAGTACCGCCTCAACCAGTTGCTGGCCGAGGGCGATACCTGCGACTACCTCTACGACTTCGGCGACGGCTGGCAGCACCGCATCACCGTCGAGGCCATCAAGGACGTCAAACCCACACCCAGTGATGGCGGCTTTGCCTGGGTCGAGACCGGCGAGCGTGCCTGCCCGCCCGACGATGCAGGCGGGTCAGGTGGCTACCAGGACTTCCTCGATCGTCTCGAAGACGACCCCTATGGCGACGAAACCAAAGCCTTCCGGGAATGGGTCGGTCTCGATTTCGATCCGGAGCGCTTTGACCGACAGGCCGTCAATGCCGCCATTGCACGGATGCTCTGGAATGGCTGGATCAAGATCGGTCCCTGAACACGGTTAGAGCCGCATCAGCGTCGCCCGGCACTCCGATCCGTCACCGATCGCCCGCACCTCCCGGACCCGGTAGGTGACACCGCCGATGACCAGTTCGTGACCGGCATCGAGCAACACCTCGTCCGCCGGGTAGCGGATCGCGTAGTCGGCCGACAATCCCAACCCGTCGAGTACCTCCGCGTCGGGAGCACGAAAATCAACCAACACCTCCGTGCCCCCGATCATGACTCGCGTCAGCAGACCCGCACGACCGGCGACGGCATACAGCTCACGCAGACGATCCATCAGGCCGCAGCCGTCAGTTTCACCAGGACGTTCGGGCGATGGCACATCGGCAGCGGGTTGGCCTGCGTGTGCAGATCGGTGCCGCGCTCGAACTTCCTCGGTTCCTGTTTGGCGTACAGCGGCTGGCCGAGCGTATTGACCGTCTCGTTGAAGTCCGCCGGGGCGAAATAGGTGCCGAAGGTATCGACCGTGCCGAGCGGGAAGGCATGCGCTTCGCCAGGGGCGATGAAGTCGCGCACGCCCGTGGTGCCATCCGTCTTGATGTAGGCTGCCTTGCCGCGATACTCCTCGAAGGTCACGCCGGTGTAGGTGAAGCCGGAACGCACATCGTTGATGAGGATGATGCCCTGCTGCCAGTTGGTGTAGGCCGTCTTGACCTCCTTGTGGGTGGTCAGCGCGCGGAAGAAGTCCGGCGAGCACAGGACATGGATACCGGTCATGAACTCGCCCGAGAGCTTGTCCTCGATCTCGGCCAGCAGGTCGTAGCAATGGCCCTTGATGTCGCTGTTGGCATTGGCCAGGTCGAAACCGATTGTCGTTTGCGACAGACCGAACTCGCTGTAGAGGTCGTAGATGGTGCTGCCGTCGGCATCGAGGATCTGGCCCTTGAGCGCGCCCATTCGCAAGTGCTCCAGGGTGATCGCATGCTTGTTGCGCATGGTCTCCAGGTGCCGCGCCATCACGCCGGAGACAGCTTCCATCTCGGTTTCCGAGCCGAAGGCGCGGATGCCCTGGACTTCCTCGGGCAGCACCACGTCGTCGTGCGGGATGTGCGGGATGATGAAGGAACGCAGCTTGCGGCTGCCACGCTCGCCGACTGTACCGGGCGAACCGACCGGACGGGTCGGCAGCAGGTTGAGCTTGCCGGCGTACTCCTCGACGATGATCTGGCGGGTACGCACCGGCTTGGCCGGGAACAGGCCGAGTTGCTCGATGCGGCCGTAGCGGTTGGGCAGGATATTGATCGCTGCCGTGAGGCTGGCCATCGAAAAACCGGGAATGTCGAAAGGATTCTGCATTTGGGATCTCCAGAGAATTGGGGTTAAGCCGAGTCGCGGACCAGGATGCCGAGCGCCGTGAGTTGCGCTTCGGCCGCCGCCTTCTGCGGTGCGGTGATGCCCGCCGGCCAGATCAGGCCGTTACGGGCGACGATGGCGTGTCGGGCAATCAGCAAGGCATCCTCGCGATCGATCAGGGTGGCGTCGGTGTCGGTGGCGAGCACGCCGATGGCGGCTTCGGTGCCATCGGAGGCGGCCGGGGCCAGGGCATGCAACTTGCCGTCGGTGGTTTTGCGACCGAGGACGGTGCCGATGGCGAGGTTCTGGCCGGCAGCGATGACTACCGCTTCACGCGAATACAGGTTGGGCGCCTCGTACTTGAGGACATCGCCGAGGTTCTTGCTCAGGGTCATGACAGGCATGGATTACTCCTTGTGAATGAGTTTCTTGACGGCCTGGACGATCGGCGAGGCATCGGGATGAGCGGACACGCCAGTGCCGGCCTCCGGTGTGATCGCCGAGGCGATTGGCGTCGCGTCAGACCTTGCAGCCTTGGCCTCGATCAGCGCCTGGCGCACCTCGGTCTCGGACTTGCCGGCCGCGATGAATTCGGCCGCTTTTTCCGGGACGTTGGCGATCAGGCACAGTTCGGCAATCGCCTGCGCTGACTGGGTGACTTCGCGTTTGGCTTCGGCTACCAGGACAGCGGCCTCAGCAACGCCGATTACTTCTTGAACAACCACTTCATCGTTTTGCATTACTTCCTCCATAGGGGGAGTCGCCGCCTCGGTTCGAGTGCCTGCCCGAGCCTGAGGCGACTTGCGGCTTCGGGAGCTGAGAAACAGTGAGAAATCGGTCAGTGCCGATTCGAAGGTGCCGACGGCATCAGCGAGTCCTGCCGTGATGGCGTTGGCCCCGAAATACAGACCTGCCTCCGTGGCGCGCACGTCGTCCGTGGCCAACGTGCGCATGGAGGCCACTTGCTCGACGAACAGGCCGTAGAGCCGGTCGACCTCGGCCTGCAGTTCGGCCTTGGCTTCATCGGTAAGAGGTTGATGCGGCGAGAAGTCGTTCTTGTGTGTGCCGGCGGTCACCGCCGTGTAGCGGTAGCCCTCATTGGCATCCTTGACCGACTGGTCGATGTGCAAGGCAATCACGCCGATGGATCCCACACCGCCGGTCTCGGACACGATGAGGCGGTTGGCGGCTGAACCGATGGCATAAGCCGCCGAGTAGGCCGAATCGTTGGCCACTGCCCAGACCGGTTTGACGGCGGACGCTTCACGGACTCGCCGTGCCAGTTCAAAACTTCCCGAGGCTTCACCACCGGGGGAGTCAATATCGAGCAGGATGCCGGCGACCTGGTGATCGGCCAGTGCGGAATCCAGCATGGCGGCGATCTCGGTGTAACTGGTGAGGCCAGAAGCCGCATCGAGACCGGCAGTGCGCTTGACCAGCGTGCCATGCACGGGAATGACGGCAATGCCTGGCGTGCCCGATGGCATGCTGCGCGGTCCCGGCAGCGCCAGGTCGGCGGCAGGCGGCTGGATGTTCAGGCGGTCGCCGAGCACGGCCAGTATCACGTCCAGCTTGGCGCGATGGACGAGCAGTGGCGTCCCGAACAGGCGGGAGGCAAGATGGGGCAGCATGGGGGTTGAACTCCTTCGGATGATTTACTACAATTGTGGTAACGTGTTTCTGGACGCAATTGAGGTGACGCCATGACGACATCGACTTCCATCCGCATCGATCAAAAGCTCTACGACCAGGCCCGCAGCGAGGCGGTCGCCGAGCATCGGACCATTGCCGGCCAGGTCGAGTACTGGGCCAAGGTCGGTCGCGCCGCCCTGGACAACCCGGACCTGCCGGTCGGCTTTATCGCCGAATCGCTGGCATCAATGGCCGAGCCGCGTGAAGACGCGACGCCCTTCGTACCCCGAAGTCGGCGTCAATGAGCTACGACATCCGCCAAACCCGTCGCTTCGCCCGCGCCTACAAGAAGCTTCACGACAACGTCGCTGCCGACGTCGATGCGGCGACCGAGGTCGTCGCCGACAATCCCTCCGTGGGTGAGCGCAAAAAAGGCGACCTGGCCGATCTGTTCGTCTACAAGTTCCGCAGCCAGAATCAGCTTTACCTGCTCGGCTATACGGTCGATGACGGGGTTCGCCTCGTCTATCTCGAAGCGGTCGGTCCCCACGAAAACTTCTACCGCGACCTCAAACGACAGTAGATACGTCGTTCGCGGGAGCCCCGACGTCAGCATCTGAACCACCCTCCTGCGGAAACGGATTCACCGGCGCTGGCGGATTGTCATGACGCGGGTCAGAATCAAAAACCAGGCCCAGTGCATCGGCACGGCGGTTGTCCGTCGCAATCTCGCGATCGACATCCTCGGCGTCATAGCCGTAGGCCGAGATGGCTTCCGAGCGGCTCATGATGCCTGCCCGGATGGCCAGCTTCAATGCGTTAAATTCCTTCTGCGGATCGACCCACTGCCAGCCCTGGGGAATCCACTTGACGGTTTGATACTCGCGCCGTCGGCGGCTATAGCCGGGCAACGCCAGCGCACCTTCGAGCACGGCCTGATCCATCCAGGCTCGCCAGATGGGGCGGCAGAGCTGATGCACGATCACGCCATGCTGGATCGCCTCGCAGCGGCGACGGAATTCCAGCAGCCCGGCCCGGATCGAGGAGTAGTTCACCTGCGTGAGATCACCAGTCAGCATCTCGTAGGTGATTCCCATCGCCGCCGCGACCGCACGGAACTGCTGGCGCATGAACTCGGCGTAGGAACTGCCCACATCCGCCGGGGCCGAGAACTTGATGTCCTCGCCCGGTTCGAGAATCTGCAAAGTGCCGGGTTCAAGTCCAGCCAGGGCCACGCCATTGGCGTCCGCCGAACCTTCGCCGAGCAGGTTGTCTTCAGGGGTGAGACGGGTGATGAAACCGGCGAACATCGCTGCCGTCTTCTTCCTCACCAGTTCGGCATCGTCGTACTGGTCGAGTTCGTTGAGTTTGACCAGGGCACGTGCCAGCCACGGCTCGCCGCGAATCTGGCCGGGGCGCAATGGCCGGAAAAGGTGAATCACTTCTTCGGCCGGGACCCGCACCGTATCGACACCTCCAGCACCGGACATCGGTGCCAGGCCGCCATCGTTGGGATGCGAGCGGTAGAGGTGGTAGGCCACCCGCCGTCCGAGTCGGTCGAACTCGATGCCGGCACGGATCACATTGCCGTTGCTGAGTTCGCGGTTCATCGCCAGCGGCAGGTGCTCCGCTTCCAGTACCTGAATCTGCAGCGCGACGGGCAGGCCATCCTCGGGACGCCGCCAGCGCAGACGGATGATCGCTTCGCCGCCTTCGAGCATGGCCCGGGTGGCCAGGGCCTGCAGTCCGTAGAAATCTGTCAGTCCGTTAGCGTCGGCGAACTCGCACCAGTCCCACCACAGGCGCTGAATGGCTTCACGCTGGTCGGGATCCGCTACCAGGCTTTGCGGCTTGATGCCGGTGCCGATGCAGTTCGCCACGAAAGCTTCGACGCCCGCCGCCGCCCAGGCATTGCGCCGCACCAGGTCGCGGCTCTTGGCGCGCAGGTTGTCCTGCGTGAAGGCCAGCGCGGCAACCGCTCCCGGATTCGATACCGCCCAGGCCAGGGTACGCCGCCCGCTCCCGGCACCGTCGTAGAGGGGCGTACCGCCGAACAGACGGCGCCGGATTGTCTTGAACATGCCCATCAGAACCCCTTGCCGGTCACGACCCGGATCTGTCGGGCCGGCGGCGGTATCAGGCCAGTGTGCGCAGCCTGCTCAGCCAGACCGCGTTCCACCGCCCGGATTGCTTCCTTGAGTTCCTCGACCGAGCGGTATTCGATGGTCTTGTCGCCGAAGGTGATGCGCTTCTCCCCCTTGGCCAGCGCCGCTTCCAGTAGTGTCAGTTGTTCTTCCGTGTAGGTCATCGCGTATCTCCTTCCGACTATCCCACCTTGAGCGCGGTGATCATCGTTGCGTTGTTGCCGCTGCCATTGGCGGTCAGGGCCGCCTTCATGCGGCTGTTGGCGTTGCCGGCCGAGGTCGCGCACTGGCACTTGACCGTGGTGGTCGCGGCCATGGTGATCAGCGCGTTGAGGCTCAGAGTCACGCCTGCACCGTTGACCGAGGCGTGGTACATCTGCGTCGAGGCGTAGTGCACGGTGCCCGTGCCGATGCGCCCATAGATGGTTTCGGCTGTGGTGGCGGCGCGCACCTGAGTGATCGTCGCAGCCACCAGCCAAGTACCGGCTTCCAGAGAAACCCCCGGACCGTCATACCATTGGTTGCTCGTCGTCAGACTGACGTCTGCCGCCAGGGCAGCACTGGCCGAAGGCAGTGCGCCGCCGCCACTGGCCGACAGATCGACCCATTGAGTGCCGTCGCACCAGTAGGGCTTGTTGTCCGGGGCGAGGCGCGCGATGACGCCCGCCAGGGATACCGAGGGTGCCGGCAGCACGATGATGACCGGGACCGCCCGGTAGGCCAGATCCTTCACGGATTACCCCATCACCACGACACGGTAGGCGTTGCTGGCCGGCGCGGCGGCGAAGTTCAGTCGTGCCGTGTTGGTAGTCGGCAGGCTGACATCGCAGGTCACCTGCTCGTAGTTGCCCGAGGCCTGATAGACCTGAACCACCACATCGCGGGTGGCAAAGTTGTGATTGACGTCGAACTGGGTGCTGCTGCCATCACCGATGGTGGCCTGCGCCCGGCGTGTCTTGTTGGCCCAGGCGTTGAGCTTGAGCGGCGTGATGATGCGCTGGTCGTCGGTACCGGCATCCGTCTCGGCCTGCGTGGCGATCTCGGCGATGCCGGAACTGGTCTCCGATGCCGCACCCACCGCCGCACCGAACTGCAGCCAGGTGACGTCATCGCTGTCGATGACGAAGTTGACCACCGACTGCCGCCAGCTAGTCCCCGCCGAGGTGCCTTCCTCGACACTGATGACGGCCTGTTCCAGTTCGACACTGGTCGAGGCATCGAGGCTGCGCGTCATGGCGACCGCCGCACCATTCCAGATGTAGATGCCGTTCTCGGACCCGACCGTCTGGGCCTTGATCAGGACACGATCGCCAACGCTCAGAGTGATGCCGTCGATCGAAGCGCCGGGCGACGACAGGTTGACGTTGGCCTGGCTAGCCACACGGCAGGAGTCCTTCCAGGACAGGCCTTCGACGGCCGAGTTGAGATCCTGCTGGCGGACCGGTTCATCCGGATTGACCGGTGCTGGCAGATTGCGAATGCGGGCGACCCCGCCGAAGTCGAGATCTGAGAGTTGCTTGCGGGACATGTGTTGCTCCTATGTGATGACTACGTGAGTCGGGCTACCCCGGCGACCGGGACGGCAAAGTGAATGACGAGTTGGTTCGGGCCGGTATGCACGACATCGGCCTCAATCTCGTTCCCGCCGGCATCGAGGATCGATACCGACGGTCGAAATCCCAGGTTGTGGTTGATGGTCCAGAGCGTCGTGGCCGACACCTGGCTGTGGGTGAAGGCAACGCCGCTGCTTCCGCCGCCGATCTCGCGGGCGGCCAGTTCGTTGATCGCAGTAACCAGATCAGACTTGGCTGAGGTATTGAGTCGATCGATGGCTCCGGTGCGCGTCTCCACCTGCTGAAACATCTCGGCCACCCGCGTCACGAAGCTGTTCAATTGCGACTGCAGGCTCATGCTTCATCCTCATGTGAGCCAACGGCTGCGGATCAGGCGACGGGCTGGTCGTTCAGATCCTCCACGAGCTCCAGAAACAACAAGGCCACCTGAATCGGTGGCCTCGGTAGGTTGTTGAGTAACGTTCTCCGGTGGAGACAGTCCCAGTTGTCGTTCAAGTTCACGCCAGTGCCGATCTTCGAAGCGATCGAGGCCGGAAGCCGTCGCCGCCGCCCGGGCATATACGTAGCAATCGAGCGCCTCATTGCGCTCCCGCATCTTCTGCCACTCACGAATGGCGAAGCCGTTCCGGTCGCGGCGGGTGACCAATTGCTCGGCACACAGTTGCTGCAGGAACTCGGCATCGACCTTGGGCAGATGCACGAAGCCGGCCGGATAGCGCACGGCCATCCCGTCCTCGGCCACTTCCGGGGACTTGCGCAGGTTGTTGTAGAACTCCAGCTTGGCGATGCCGCCCGCCACCGAGAACACCTTGATGCCCCGGCGCAGCTTCTTGCCGCCGGTCGTGGCATCCACCGCCGTCGGCGTGCCAACCAGGGCCGCGCCGCGCGCCACCCCCTTGACCGCCATCAGCCGGGCATCGCGTACCTGGCGCACGAAGGCATAGGCTTCCTGCGTGGCGAAGCCGGTATCGAGTGCCAGTCGCGCCAGCGGCATCTGGCAGCCAGTCTCATTCGTCCAGGTCTCGCGCATGACGGCGGCCAGCGATTGCCAGACTTCGTTGCGCGCCGTATCGCCCATCAGCACCCGATGCTCGACCAACCAGGATTCCTTGCCACGTCCGAAGGCCCAGACCGAGACTTCGATCCGATCCTTCTGTACGTCGGCACCCGCCGTGAGCAAAAGGCCACCGATCGGTACTGCACCGATGCGATAGTCCTCGCGCCTTTCCAGCAGACGCTGCCAGTCGGGTGCTTCGCCTTCCTCGACCCAGGTCTCGCCGAGTTCAGTGTTCTTGAAGGTCTTGATCTCGGCCGACGATCCGGATTCCTTGCTGATGGAACGCTCCCAGGCAATCGCGATGTCTTTCCAACTGCGCCAGCCGATCGGGCTGTACAGCGACGACAGGTGAAATCCCGCAGTGCGGTTGCTTCCCTCGGCCATCGCGCGCCACTCGCCATGCTCAAGCATCCAGGTCTTGTGATGCTCCGGGATCGGCACCTCGCAGGATTCGCAGACGTAAGCGGCAGTTTCTGGAAACGTCCCGTCCTTTCCACGCTCCCAGCGCAGTTGCTCGAAGCGCAGCCATTGCCGGTGACCACAGTGCGGGCACGGTACAAAGAAGCGTCGTTGATCTGACGCCTCGTACTCCCGTTCGATGGTGCTGACGCCGGCAATCGTCGGTGTCGACACGATGAATATCTTGCGCCGGGCGAAGGTCCGGGTGCGGGCCTCCGCCAGGGCAACCGCATTGCCCTCGCCATCGACGTCGAGGGGATAGCCATCCACCTCGTCGAGGAACAGGTAGCGCACCGGCATCGAGCGCAAACCGACCGCGCTGTTGGCCCCGGTCATCACCAATACACCGCCCCGGAATTCCTTGGCCAGGATGGTGTTGCCCGAATCCCGGCTCCGGGCCGGCGCAATCAGTTCCTTGAGGATCGGCGACTCCTCGATCAGCGGGTCGATCCGCTGCTTCGAGTTGCGCTTGGCCATTTCCACTGTCGGCCAGACCGCCATCATTGGACCGGGCGCGTGATGAATCACGTAGCCAATCCAGTTCGAGCCCATCTCCGTGGCGCCCAACTGCGCGGCCTTCATGAACACCACCCGCTCGACCGGCGAGGTCGGCGACAGGCAGTCCATGATCTCCTTCAGGTACGGCGTGCGGCTGGTGCGCCAGCGCCCCGGTTCTGACGAGGCTTTGGAGGACAGCATGCGATGCCGGTCCGACCACTCAGAAACCGATAGCAGCGGATCCGGGACGAGCCCCTCCCGCCAGGCACGTTCGATATCGAGCGCGCCTTCGTACTCTTCCAGTTCCATCAATCCACCCGGGCGCGCAATTCGCCAAGTTCGATCAGGTGATCCCGGACGGCGGATTCCAGTGCCACGTGCAGTTCGTGGGCATCGATCTCCAGCTTGGCCGCCATCTGCGCCGAGATGCGCGCCGGCCAGTTGAGCCAGGCATCACGTTCCGTGCGCGCCAGCCGGAAGACATGGGCGATCGCCTGCGACCGGTCGACCAGATCACCCTTGAGTTGGGCCAGGCGCACTTTGTTGGTCTGCGCCTTGACCACTTCATTCACCGTTCGGGCCTGCAGCAGCGAGGTGCCACCGGTCGAGAGCACCGGTGTAGCAGGCTCTGTTGGTTCCATCACCCGTGCGCGAGGCGGTTCGACTGCTGCGGGCGCGGTCTTGGCCGGGCCGGGTTTCCGGGCGCTCACGGTGTTCTGTGCCCACTCCAGGTCGGCCCGGTTCGGCTCGATCGTGCCGTCTGCCTCCGGCGTGATGCGGCCGGTATCGATCGCCTTCTTGACTGCTACATGAGAGACGCCGCGATGGCGGGCGTAGGCGCGTATCGACAGACCCATGATGTACATCAAGCCAATCGCAGAAGCTTTTAAACGTCGCGATTCAGTGCTTGGCTTTCCTCCAGAACAGCGCGTTCATGCAATCACCATCACCACACACGAGGAAGACAGCATGAACAGCAAACAGACCATCGAGGCCAAAGTCATCGACACCAACCATCACCTGCGCGGCTGGATGGACATCCAAGTCGAGTTCGACCAGGGCAAACCGGTCGAGGTCGTCCACGACGGCAAGACCTACTCCTTCACGGGCAAGGACGGCGTCTGGATGTCCACTGGTCGCGAAACGCGCGAAATGGCCACCCTCGAAGATACCCGCCTCTGGATCACGCTGGACGGGCGCATCGTCCTCGAAGACTGAACCTCACCCCACTTACACGGAGATCAACATGACCACCACAAGCAAACTCACCGACACCCAGCACCAAGTTCTGACCCACGCGGCCGATCAACCGGAGGGCCGCCTCACCTGGTTCCCCGAAGGGGTCAAGGGCGGGGCGCGACAAAAAGTCATCGCCGGCTTGTTCAACAAAGCCCTGATCACCAGCAACGGTGGTCAGGACTGGTTTGTTGCTGCCGAGGGCTACGACGCCCTGGGGCGCGCACGACCGACGCCGGCGGCCACTCACCCCGACCCGGAGGTTGAGGCCGCCGTGTCGGCGGCTGAAGCCAACTGGGCGCAAGAAAAGCAGGTCGCGGCAAATCGCCTGCTCAAGGTCGGCGTCGAGGGCAAACCCCGCACCCGTGAGAACAGTAAGCAGGCCACGGTGATCCAAATGTTGCAGCGTCCCGAGGGCGCCACCATCAACCAGATCTGCGCGGCGACCGGCTGGCAGGCACACACGGTGCGCGGTACCTTCGCCGGGGCATTCAAAAAGAAACTCGGGCTCAACCTCACCTCAGACAAGGCGGACGGTGGGGATCGCATCTACCGGATCGTCTGACCGGAACCGGGGTGGCGACACGCGCCGCCGCCCCGAAAAAATGCTTCAGAAAGCGCTTGGCTTCTCAATCAAACAGCGCGTTCATGCGGATGTCACAACAATCAACCAACCGGAGATCACCATGACCACCACCATCCGCGCACGCTTTACCCGCAAGCCCTGCAGCATCGACGAGGTTCATCACAACAGCGATCCCAGCGCACCACCCGAGGCCATCACGATCGAGTTCCGCAAGGAACTGACCGCAACCGAGTACGACGCCTTCGCCAACACCCTGTTGGAAGACCGCGATTGGCTGGCAGGACGTGGCGGCCATGCTGATGGTCATCGGCGGGTGGTCGAGGTCAGCGCCCCCGGTCGCACCACGCTCTATGTCGATCCCTCTGGCAGCAGCTACGGGCGGTACGTCGCGGTGGCAATTGACTCGCCGACACCCTGCAACGACCAGGCCAGCGCGATTCGCTGGCTGCTCGACAATCGCCGGCCCGAAGTCAGCATCGAACAGGCACTGCGCACCCTGCGCATCGCACTGTGCAGCGACCCCGGCGCCATGGAACTGCTCAGCCAAATCGCCACTGAAAAATGATGCAAATTTCTGCGATGAAGAGCTTGGCTTCTCAATCAAACAGCGCGTTCATAGGGGTGTCGCAACGATCAACCCGAAGGAGATAACGATGACCACCCAGCAAACCATCCCCGCCACCCAGAACGAAGCCTGGGGCTTTTTTGGCACGATGAACGATACCGCCGCAGCCGCCTGGCCGATCGCGATGACCGCAATTTCGAATGCCACCTTCCAGCCCCTCGAATCGGTCAGGCTGTTCCTCGACAGTCGCCACGGACGCCACTTTGCCGACGACGTCCTAAACGAGATGCTGCGGGGCCACACGATCCAGCAAGCCATCGACGCCGCAGTAACGCGGTGGATGGGCTGGACGATTGGCCGCCAGACCAGCAAGGACTACGGCACCCCGAAGGGGCTGCCTTACCTGACTGGCTTCGTGATCCACTGTGAAGTGACTGACGAGTCCTTCGAAACCGAAGCAGCGTAAGGAGATCACCATGGCCGCCGTCGTCACCACCCCGCAACTCGAAGCCAACTACGACAAATTCATCGCCGAACTGACCAAGCTCACTCGCAAGTACGGCGTGGCAATCCAGTCAGTCGGCGGGGTCATCCTCGCCGATGACCCCAGCGAATTCGGCAACGTCACTTACTGCGCCGACATCACCAGCGGCGACCTCCTGCCGGAGTTCCCCACCGACTGACTGCGCGTCGAATGCCACGCCATCGGACAGCCTGATGGCCTTCGCCCCGGCATAGTCCTGCCAGCGGCGAACGATCACATCGACGTACTTCGGATCCAGTTCGATCAGCCGCGCCTTGCGGCCCGACTTATGCGCCGCGATCATCGTGGTGCCCGACCCACCGAATGGATCCAGCACCACGTCGCCCGGCCGGCTCGAATTCCGGATCGCCCGTTCCACCAATTCCACTGGCTTCATGGTCGGGTGCAGATCGTTCTTCTGCGGCTTCTTGATCTGCCAGACATCGCCCTGGTCACGGTCGCCGCACCAGTGACGATCGGCGCCCTCGGGCCAGCCGTAGAGAATCGGTTCGTACTGACGCTGATAGTCGGCACGCCCCAGGGTGAAAGTATTCTTGGCCCATATAACGAAGGTGGACCAGTGGCCGCCCGCCGCACGGAACGCCGCCTGCAAGCGGTCCAGTTCGCTCGACGACATGGCAACGTAGATGCCACCCTGGCAATGCGCCACGGTAGGCGTCAGTGCCGCCAGCAAAAAATCGTAGAAGCCGTCGCCCAGATTGTCGTTAAGGATCGCGCGATCTTTGCCGCGCAATTTGTCCTTGGCCGAGTTGGCGTAATTGACGTTGTACGGCGGATCC